TCGTTCAGAAGACCACCCCATTGAAGCAAAGAAGGAGAAAGCAGGAACTCATGCCCAAGGTATTGCAGCAGACATTAAAGTCAGAGACGGTGTGCAGCGGTTTAAGATTGTTGAGGAGGCTATCAAGATGGGCTTTTCAGGAATTGGAGTTGCTCGTGACTTTGTGCATGTTGACATCCGCTGTCTGGACGGTAATGAGTCTCCTGTAATGTGGACGTACTAGCTTGACTGATTTAAAGGTTGAGCTACTGCCGTGGCAACAAGAGGTCTACAATGACCCTACACGCTTTAAGGTTATTGCCGCAGGTAGACGTACAGGTAAGAGTAGGTTAGCTGCTTGGTCGCTGATACTGAACTGCTTGTCAGCTAAGAAAGGTCAGGTGTTCTACGTTGCCCCTACACAGGGACAGGCTAGGGACATCATGTGGCAGATGCTACTGGAGCTAGGTCATAGTGTCATAGCCTCTAGCCATGTCAACAACCTACAGATTAAGTTTATCAACGGTGCGTTGCTGACGCTGAAGGGTGCTGATAGACCAGAGACTATGCGTGGTGTTAGTCTAAAGTTCTTGGTTATGGATGAGTACGCTGACATGAAGCCAGAGGTGTGGGAGCAAATCCTACGCCCTGCTCTTGCGGATCAGAAGGGTGATGCGATGTTCATTGGTACGCCAATGGGACGTAATCACTTCTACGAACTATATACATACGCTTGTGTGTCTGAAGACCCTTCATTCAAAGGTTATCACTACACGAGCTTTGACAACCCGTTGCTAGACCCGAAAGAGATTGAAGCTGCTGAGAAGAGTATGTCAGCCTTCTCCTTCCGACAGGAGTTCATGGCAAGTTTTGAGGCTCATGGTAGTGAACTCTTTAAAGAAGAGGATGTTAAGTTTTGTGAGGAAGAGCCTGTTGACGGTGATTATTATATCGCTGTCGATTTGGCAGGATTTGCAGACGTACAGAAAGTCACAACCAAAACAAAGAGGCTTGACCAAACAAGCATTGCGGTTGTTAAATGTGGTACTTCTGGTTGGTGGGTTAGCAATATCATCCACGGGCGGTGGGGCGTTGAAGAGACAGCTAGACGTATCTTCCAAGCGGTACGAGATTATCAACCTGTTGCCGTTGGCATTGAGAAAGGAGCGTTAAAGAACGCTGTGTACCCCTACCTCAACGATGAGATGAAGAAGAACCAACGATTCTTCCGTATAGAGGAACTCACTCACGGTAACAAGAAGAAGACAGATAGAATCGTGTGGGCGTTACAGGGACGCTTTGAACACGGTAACATAACATTAAACAAGGGTAAGTGGAATACTCAGTTCCTAGACGAGTTGTTTCAGTTCCCTAATCCACTAGTTCACGATGACTTGATAGACTCACTAGCATACATAGATCAGTTAGCCAAAGTTAGTTATGCTTATGACTACGAGGAAGAGGACTACGAATTTTTAGATAAATACGCAGGGTATTAACTATGGAACTAGAAGGCGCAGATAACTTTACTCTGGAGCAAGACCTAGAAGGTTGGGTCGTAGAGAAGTGTGACAGTTGGCGTGACCACTACGAAGCTAACTACTCACAACGATTTGATGAATACTACCGCCTATGGCGTGGTCAGTGGTCATCACAGGATCAAACCCGTCAGTCAGAGCGATCTAAGATTATATCTCCTGCACTACAGCAAGCCGTAGAGTCCTCTGTTGCTGAACTAGAAGAAGCTACCTTTGGCCGTGGCAAGTGGTTTGACATTAAAGATGATGTCAGAGATCAGAACCCTGCCGACATAGCAGCCCTACGTAACTACCTAGAGGAAGATTTTGCTAAGAACAAGGTTCGGAAAAGTGTTGCAGAGTGTCTAATTAATGCGGCAGTTTTTGGTACAGGTATTGCGGAAGTTGTATTAGAAGAAGAAAAAGAGATGGCTCCCGCTACACAGCCTGTCATGGGTGGTGAGCTACAGGCGGTAGGTGTTAGGATTAAAGACCGTACTTGTGTTAAGCTACGCCCTGTCATGCCACAGAACTTCCTGATTGACCCAGTAGCTACGGACATTAACTCTGCACTGGGCTGTGCTGTAGATGAGTTTGTATCTAGCCACTTGGTTGAACAGCTACAGGAAAGCGGTGTGTACCGTGACGTACCTCTGTCAATAGCCTCTAGCGACTTTAACCTAGAGCCTGACCAAGACCTCACTACCTTTGCAGAGGATAAGGTTAGACTGACCAAATACTACGGCTTAGTGCCTACGCACCTGCTTAAGGCTGCTATGGAAGACCCTGAAGCAGTAGATGAAGAGGTTGTAGAGTTTAGCGAGGAAGAGGAAGAAAGCTACTACACTGAGGCAATGGTTGTTATTGCTAACGGCGGTATTCTGCTCAAGGCTGAGAAGAACCCTTACATGATGCAGGATCGTCCTATTGTCGCATTCCCTTGGGATGTCGTTCCTAGCCGCTTCTGGGGCAGAGGAGTATGTGAGAAAGGCTACAACAGCCAAAAGGCGTTAGACGCAGAACTACGCGCTAGAATTGATGCTCTTGCTTTAACCATCCACCCAATGATGGCTATGGACGCATCACGTATGCCTAGAGGTGCAAAGCCTAGCATACAGCCGGGGAAAACTATTTTAACCAACGGCAACCCTGCTGAAGTTCTACAGCCGTTTAACTTTGGTAACGTAAGCCAGATCACCTTTGCACAAGCACAGTCTCTACAGACTATGGTACAAACTGCCACAGGTGCTATTGACTCAGCAGGTATTGCAGGGTCTATCAACGGTGAAGCTACAGCAGCAGGTGTCTCTATGTCGCTAGGTGCTATCATCAAGCGTCACAAGCGTACACTGATTAACTTCCAAGACTCCTTCTTGATTCCGTTTGTACAGAAGGCGGCATGGCGTTACATGCAGTTTGAGCCTGAGCTATACCCAGTAGCTGACTACAAGTTCAACACCTCTAGCTCACTAGGTATCATTGCCCGTGAGTATGAAGTAACACAGCTTGTGCAGTTGCTACAAACCATGTCACCAGACACACCTATGTATCCTAAGTTGGTCATGTCCATCATTGACAACATGAATCTGTCTAACCGTGAAGAACTGATTGCTACACTTGAGCAAGCTAATGAGCCTAACCCAGAAGCACAGCAAATGGAACAAGCAGCACAGCAAGCTCAGATTGCATTTCAACAGTCACAGACTAACGCACTTAACGGACAGGCGCAAGAGTCTGCTGCTAGAGCGCAGAAGTTGGCTGTCGAAGCACAGGCTATACCACAGGAGCTTGAGATTGACCGTATCAAAGCGGCCACTACTAACCTCAAGGCAGGTGACGCAGATGACAAAGAGTTTGAGAAGCGTCTAAAAATTTCAGAGCAGTTACTGAAAGAAAGAGAAGTAGCAGTAAAAGAGGGTAATGTTGCTAATCAGGCAACTCCTCAACCAACACAAGGACTACAGTAATGGTAAGTACACGAGAGTTAGAGAACGTAGTAGCTCAAGTAAATGTAAAGTTTGAGGAACTATTTAAGAAAATTGTACAGCTTGAGAAACAAATAGCTGAGAATACAGGAGCAAAGAATGCCAGTAAAAAAAGATCCAAGACTAGCTAGAGCAGGTGTAAGTGGTTATAACAAACCAAAGCGTACCCCTAACCATCCAAAGAAAAGCCATGTTGTTGTGGCGAAGGAAGGTGACAAAATCAAGACGATTAGGTTTGGAGAACAGGGGGCAAGCACAGCAGGTAAACCCAAAGCGGGTGAATCTGCTCGTATGAAGGCAAAGCGTAAGTCCTTCAAAGCTCGACACGGTAAGAACATAGCTAAAGGTAAGATGTCTGCGGCATATTGGGCAGATAAAACAAAATGGTAATGCATAAGTGGTGGAGAATCTGGGCTAAGAGTCTAGGGGAGAAGGTAGGTGAGACAGATAAGCAAGCTGATACTGTCGCTAGTATTAGGACTGTTTGGTGGTTTACTCATATGGCTACATGTATCTTTATTATTCTCAATGCAATCGCCAATCATGGTTGGAACTTAATAGGATTATAGGAGGCTATTATGCCATACGGTAAAGGTACATACGGTAGTAAAGTAGGCAGACCACCAAAGAAGAAAACAGCGGCAAAGCCTAAGAAGAAGCCAGTAAAGAAAGGTAAGTAGTATGCCCACTAAAAAGTCTACAGTGAATAAAGCAGGTAACTACACTAAGCCTACCATGCGGAAGAACTTGTTTAATAAAATCAAAGCAGGTACTAAGGGTGGTAAGGCAGGTCAATGGTCTGCTAGGAAAGCTCAGATGTTAGCCAAGGAGTATAAGGCAAAGGGTGGAGGCTATAAGTAATGGCACTAAAGGAATCACAGAAGTCGTTAAAGAAGTGGACTAAGCAAAAGTGGCGTACACCTAGCGGTAAGCCTAGTGGTAAAACAGGCGAAGTCTACGCACCATCCAAGACTATTAGTAAGTTAAAGTCTACAGCAGCAGGTAAGAAGAAACTAGCGGCTGCTAATAAGAAGAAACGAGAAGCTACTGCCAAGGGTAAGCAACACGCTAAACATGGCTTACATAATGGTAAGAAACGATGAAAGGTCAGACCCACGGTGGTAAAGGTAGCGCCCAGAGAAAGACAGACCAGAAGAAGTTTGCAAGCAACTGGGACGCTATATACAACAAAACTGCACAGAAGTCAAGTAAAAATAAGAAATAATGCTTGACTTTCTTATGCTTTTATG